CGGTCTTTTATTTTTTTCTCCATATTCTCCACAATGGAAAAAACGTATTTTTTTTCCAACTCTTTTTCTTAACCTTTTCATAAATCTTTGAAACTCTGTTACATCCAGGCTCATTGGGTTTGGCCTTTCCCAAAGATTATCTTCATCGAAAGTTAATGTTATAAAACTATTCGATTCATGCATAGCACTCTCGTGCATACATCTTACAGCCCATTGACGGCTGTAATTTAGCCTACAGCCAATACATTGGCCGCAAGGCAAATTAAAAGCCCTAGCAAAAGCATAGGGCTTATTAAATACTACGTTGCCCTCATCGTTCTTATATGCAACGAGTGGCCTATAACACGTCATATTCTATAGCCACCTCGCATAACGCTTGCGTAGTTTTTCTTTGATACTTTACTCGCTTTACGTGTAAAATCTTTTTTACTAGCCTTGCGGCTCATTTTTTTTCTATACGCCATTTTCAATCCTTTCATCTGGCTTTTTTTGAGCGACTGGTGTCACTCAGCACAGTTAACATCAAGTGGTTAACTGTGCTTTGCTCCTAAGACTTTGCGATTTATTGATTATCGCCCGTCTTAGGAGCCGTTTCTGTCGATTCTGGTGAGGCCGAAGAGGGAGGGGCTTCAGCCTCTACTTGTGGGGCTTCAAACAGCCCCATTTCTACCATTGACCCCTCATTTTTCGGGTCTGTTGCGTATTCGTAAAATACGCCCGCATCATTATGGAATCTTTCCCTTATATTTGACGGCAAAGCTTGAAAGCTTTCATCTGCCGCCTTAACAAAATCTAAATAAGTTCTATACTCATTTATTTTTGTATAATCTCCATAATGAGCTACACCACGCTGAACATGATCCAAAATACCAGTTCTATCGTGTTTTTTTATTATATTTCTAATATCTACTTCGTCCTTCATATGTTGTTGCGTTAAACTTTCCCCTTCTGGGTTTGTTGTAACGCGATTTCTATCACCATATGCTGTTGCGAATTTTTGTTTCGTCATTTTATTATTTCCTTAACCTTATCTACGCCTTTATTTAACCATCTTAAAGTTGCTATTACGGCATCTGCAACATTTCCGCCCATCTCACTTGCTTCTTGTTTCAATTCTTTTGGCAATGCGCTAACCGCTTTTTCACTTAATCCATCTGCTTCCGTATTTATCCAACTTTTTCCTTCTTGTATAAAATTTTGAACATCTCTCGCTTGCTGCATTGTGACAACATTAACACCTTTCTGTGTTAATATATCTCCTACGTTTATTCCTTTGGCAGCAGCTACTATCGTTGATAATAAATTATCAACTCCCATTGTTGCCATTATTCTTGGCCATCTTTCATCGTGTAACTCTTGTTGAATTACTCTTGATTGTTCTATTGATTTTACCTCTTGTTCAATTTTTGGAATTTCTGCTTGAGCTTTTTTTGCACTTGATATTTGTGATAAAAATTCTGGTGATCTCACACCAACATTCGCTTGCGAAACAGTTGGTGTACTTGCACCACCATATTTTCCGCTTAAAATTGGATTTAATCCTGCTTTGCGCATATCTGCCATTTGCCTCTGATGAGCCGAATTGCTCATCATAGTTGCATATCTTTGCGCTTGTGCTCTCTCGCTTGTTTTGAGCTTATTGTCCAACAAACTTAATGCCGATGCCGCTATCACTTGTGGTAACATTATTTACACTCCTCTAATGGTATTCCGATAGCATCAGAAAAAGCGCATACGACATTAGCCCAAGGCTCAAAGCCGTTAGCAATAAGCCAAAGCACAAGACTACCCAATAATGCAGGTATAATGAAACGCTTACTAGCAAATAAAACAGCACGAAGCTTAAGCCAATCCATATTAACACCTCCATTAGAAATGATCTATTAGTCCTGGTACGGAATATGTTGGCATTGGCCTGGCGCATTTTAAATCAAAATGCATATCTAATATTACATGCGGCTCACTCGGTACCGCTATTACTCTGTCGACTGGCGGGTCTTCCTGTATAAAACTTTGATTTAATACGGGCAGGGCACTAAACTCTTGGCTTAAATGCCACGGATCTAATGACGTTGCATAATTTGACCTGAATTTTCCTGTTATTTGTGAATTTTTATATCTGTATTCTGCATATCTTTCTTGATACCCGAATACACTGTCATCAGCTGATGTTCCTTGTGTATAAATCTCTTTATTTAACACAGCTTGTTCACCAATGTGGGCGAGGGCGGGCCAATAATGATCCCATCTGTCCCTGCGACTATACATTCGCGGCATACCTTGCTGGTATGTTAAATCTGCAAACACACAAGCTATTCCAATTATTATTGAATGCTCTGTAAATGCTTTACTAAAGCCGCCACTTGCGCCCATAGTACCAAACGCTGACATATTACCTTGTGGTGTTGTTGCGTCTGTTGAGCTAGTTTGTCCTACTGGGTGGATGTTTATCATTTGTTTACCACCACCCAAATATTCTGGTCTTTGCAACCTTGCATCTGGAGATGTCACACCAAAATGTGATTGCAAAATTTCTGTATATCTAGTACCACCTCGCGCATCGCGCTCGTATAACTTCTGTATTTGAAACGCTTCTCTTAAATCGTTTATTGTGGCCGCTGTTGCTCCACTTAAATCAGCAACCAAAGGATTGCTTGCTAACGGTGCATTTGCTGACAAAAATATACCATTTGGATTTCCGTTATAAACCAAATTGCGTACGGTTCCAGTACTTGTATTTACTGCTGACAAAAATCCTGTTTGTGCTTGTACTGGTGCTTCACCTCCTAAAGGTAAATTAACAGCTGTTCCTTTTTGTGGCCATGGCAAACACGATGTAAAATAATCGTGTCTTTTTCCTCTTTTTAATAATGTATAATTACTTATATTATCTGGGCCATCACCTTTGTCTACTGTTACACTATCCTGTAGATTCTCGTCTCTAAACCATTCATTCCATATTAGGTTATAAGCACGACCTACCATGTTATTAAACGATATTCCGCTTACTTGTGTTGGTAATCCGAAATAATCGAATAATGTACTATTAGCTACTGTTGCACCTGTTATTTGTGGCATTAAATAATCTGTACTGTCGCTTGGATTATTTTGTTCACCACAAAACTTTTCCCAATTATCCCATATTAATCTATATGGGACTGCAAAAAAGAATGTTTCTATATGCAAATTATCCATTATTGGATTGATTGGCGTTGCCAATCTTCCAAATCCTGTTGTTTTTAAATTAAATGTATCTGCAGGTAATGCTTCATCCACAAATATTGGCACTAAATAACCTGCATCAAAAGTTGTCTTTAATCCGTGATCACGATTAAACACACTTCTCTGTATTTCTGCTTTTGGCACACGACTAAACTCGTGTGTTAATGTACTTGGTTGTACTCCTGCATATCCAAATATATCTGCCATTAGTCTATACTTTCCTTTATGTCTATTATTTCCATAATTGGCTTATAATCATCCTCCCCAATTATTCCTTTAACATCGTCGAATGTTCCTAATTTTACTAAAAGAAAGTCCCCAGAATGTTGCGCAAATGCATGTTCTCTATCTTTTCTAATTAAATCTACCATTGCGCGAACTGCTGTAGCGTCGTTGACCTCTACGAACGGATTCATCAACATTCCTGTTGGCTTATCTTTTACTGAATAAACATTACGTTGCATTACAAACCTCACCTTAATAATTAATCCATAATATATACTACACGACAAAATTTCGTGTTTAGGTTGTTAAAGCTCCCTTACCAACCTTTGTACTTTATATTCTTTTAACTCTTCCTTGTCAAATAATCTCTGCATTTTTTCATCGTAATTTATTATTACGTCTTCAATAGCTTCTTTTCTTTTCTTCTTTATTTCTTCCAATTCTGCTTCCGATAATAAACTATCATAATATCTTGGTGGTTTCATTTGTTTACCATTAACCACCACATAGTCATGCGGGTAAACATCTTTTTTGTATTTCTTAAACCACTCATGACCTATTCCTTCACGTCTGCTCATCGTACAATACTCCGGCACACGCTTCCTTATTTCTCCGGCATCGTCAATCCATGTATAATGGTCTTCACTCGCCTCCCCTCTTTGTTTTTTCATAATATATCTACTGCAATACGCGGCTGATTGATATGTTACATGGCCTATTGTACTGAACCCATAAGGCCATAATTCTTGTAGCTCCTCACTAACGTGTAGTTCTACGCCTTCACGTTTTGACCATAATTCCTTATCTTCAAAATCGTATCCGAATATTAACGCATGATAATGCGGTCTTTTATTTTTTTCTCCATATTCTCCACAATGGAAAAAACGTATTTTTTTTCCAACTCTTTTTCTTAACCTTTTCAT